GCCGCTATTAACAATTCAGTAACTACAATTGGTTTAGATGATACACGGGGTTTTGCATCAGCTGGTATGGTTGTTATAGGTACAGAAAATATTATATATACTGGTAAGTCTACAGCATTTGGTGCAGGCAATCTAACTGGTTGTACCCGGGCGTCAAACAGCACATCAGCAGCTGCCCATTTGATAGATGCAGAAGTACAATCAATGCGACCTATTGGTTACACTGGTGATGTTTTAATAACTCCTGCTGCAGCTTTTACAGGAACAATCATTACTGAAGTTCATAAGATGGTGAATGAAGGCGGTTATGGTTGGGGTAATGGTGGTTAATTGAATGGCTGATATACCCAATTCAAGCTTACGAGAAGGTGAAGTTGGCGGTTCCGATAGTTTACCGACTACCGGAATCGTTGACTCTACGGCCCGTCAACCAGAAATATTTGACTACTCACAAACAAATCAATTTAAAATATATTTACCGATTTTTCCTACGGTAGAGTGGTTTGTGGTTCAGGCTAATATCCCTGGTGTTACTTTAGGACAGGCAAGTCAGTATACACCCTTTGTAGATATTGCTGTGGTTGGTGATAAATTGGAATATGATAATTTTAATATGACTTTTATTGTTGATGAGAAATTACATAATTATCAAGAACTGTTGAAATGGACTTATAATATAGGATTTCCATTTGCTAGAACTCAATTCAATGCATCAAAACGACCTGATAATATGAATAGAGGTGGTCATCAAACGGTCAGACAGATTCAAACGAGTATGACAGAGGGTAATTCTAATACCTTTAGGGATGTGAATGATAGAAATTTATATACAGATATTATGTTAACCATCTTATCCAGTAAAAATAATCCTGTCGTTAATGTTCATATATATGAAGCGTTTCCTGTATCACTAAGCTCCATTGATTATAATACTCAAGAGACGGACACAGGATATGCTACCTGTACTGTAGAATTTGCCTTTACTTGGTTTGAGGTGAAGCCTAGTAAAGCATAAATAAAACAGAAGCAGTCATGTTGTTATTGGGGGATGATTTTTTTATCTTCACACTATAGAGTGGAAGTATATATATGTAATTAGGTATAATAACCTCTGACTGCTTCACCTTACATTATGGTGATTTATGAATATTGATGAGTTGTATATTGAAGTTGAACGTGATATAAAAATTGATGATACGGAATTAGACCTTGAGTCTATTCGTACACCACAGTTACATAACAAATATTTAAAGTTATTTACTAAACATTCTTTGCTGTATAAAAAACAGCAGGATGATTTTAAAGTTTTGTATCGGGTGAAGTGGGAGTACTATACTGGTAAAGCTTCTCCTAAGGTGTATGAAGAAAACCCCTTTGAATTGAAGGTACTTAAAGCTGATATAGGTATTTACTTGGAGTCCGATAAAGACCTCCAACAATTAGGCCAGCGTATGGCTTATACAAAACAAATAGTAGAATATCTGGAAAGAATATTAAGGGAGATTAACAACCGAAACTGGACGATTCGTAATACAATTGAATGGAAGAAATTTCTTCATGGTGATTGATAGTGTCCGTAATAGTTGAAAAATTTAATGAAGCGTACATCAGAATCAAGTGCGAATCATCCATCTCCCGAGAACTCTCCGAATTCTTCACCTTTGAAGTCCCCGGGGCTAAGTTCATGCCGTCTGTGCGAAACCGATTATGGGACGGCCGAGTCAGATTATTCTCTCCTGGTACTGGTAAAATCTATTATGGACTATTACCTTATGTCCAAAAGTTTCTCAAGGAACAAGGCTACGAAATCGAGTATGAAGGAGATTTTGGAGTCAAGAAACTGGATAAAAAAGTTACCAGTAAATTTGTTCGGTCAATCGAAAAGGGAAAGTTCAGAGCAAGAGATTACCAAATAAATGCTGTTCATAATATTTTGGAGTCTGGCCGCGGTCTTATTCTTTCCCCTACTGGTAGTGGTAAGTCATTTATAATTTACTCTCTAGTTAGATACTACATTCAAAAATTTACAGATAAAAAAATTCTTATTGTTGTTCCTACTACCAGCTTAGTTGAGCAGATGTATTCAGATTTTGCTGACTATGGGTGGTTTCCTGATGAACATTGTCACCGACTATATGCTGGGAAGGATAAAAATACTAATAAAGAAGTTATTATCTCCACATGGCAATCAATTTATAAATTAGATAAAAGATATTTCAATCAGTTCGGTGCTGTATTTGTTGATGAAGCTCATCTAGCAAAAGCAAAATCTTTAGTTGGTATTATGATCAAGTTGCATGATTGTAAATATCGCATAGGTCTTACAGGTACGTTAGATGGTACAGAAATTCATCGCTTGGTATTAGAAGGCTTATTTTCAGTACATGAGCAAGTCACCACTACATCAGAACTCATAGCACGTAAGGAATTATCTGATCTACACATTCGTTGCTTAGTACTAGAACACACCAAACAAAATAGAATGTTGATGAGAGGTAAAACTTATCAGCAGGAAATGGAGTACTTATCTACACATCTTAAAAGAAATCAATTTATAAAGAATTTGACTTGCACTCTGGAAGGGAATACATTGGTGTTAGCTCAATACATAGAAAAACAATTAGTACCTTTATGTAATATGATTGTTGAAAATTGTGGTGATGATAGAAACATATATTTAATCTATGGAGCTACACCTACAGATGATAGAGAAAATGTACGAGAGCTTGTAGAGAAAAATGATAACTGTGTAATTGTTGCATCGTATGGAACATTCTCTACAGGGGTAAATATTAAAAGAATACACAATATAATATTTGCTAGTCCATATAAGTCACAAATAAAGGTGTTACAATCTATAGGTCGTGGTTTAAGATTGGCTGGTGATAAAGAACAGCTCAATATATTTGACATATCAGACGATTTGAGTTATAATAGTAAGAGTAACTATACTTTAAATCATTTCTCTGAAAGAATAAACATCTATAATGAGCAAGGATTTGATTACGACATAGTACCAGTTAAGCTTAAAGATAAATAGTTATAATGGAATACGCTGATACAGATACTAACAACTCACCCTATAAAGTCATCAAGATGCTGAATGGAGATGATGTTTTGTGTAAGGTGTTACAGGAATACTCGGACGCAATAGTAGTTGAGTGCCCTATGGCGGTCACTAAACAGCAAATACATGATCGTCCAGATCACATTATAGAACATACAGGCTTACAGAGATGGGTAAACTTTACTAATGATGTTAAATTTGTTATCAATAAAGAAAAGATATTAGGTTGGGGGAATCTAGCACCGGAAGTAATCGTTTACTATCGGATGATTTCTAATAAGGCTAAAGAAGAATCTGGTATTGAAATTGATAAGAATGAAAGTGATGATGAATTACTTACTAAAGTTCGTTCTAATATAGATAGACTGGCGGCTATCATGGAAGAGAATACTCCAACTGAAGAACAGCTTATGGAGTATGATAATGATCCAAGAATGACTCATACTCCTAATAAAAAGATAATACATTAAAATACTATTCTCTTTCTCTCGGAGACACTGCTGTTAGCTTATCATAGATTTAATAATTTGTCAAGCTATTTTATGGAGAAAAATTGAAAACATTAATTATTGATATAGACGGAACTTTAACAAAACAGATGAAGGGTGGCCACAGGGCTGTAATGGAAACACCACATGAGTTGTTGCCTGGTGTATTAGAAAGAATGAGATTGTGGGAAACTCAAGGTCATAAGATAGTCTTGATGACAGGTAGACGAGAGTCCGTAAGAGAACGTACAGAATCAGAACTCCGTAGATTGGGTATACCATTTGATGTTTTACTAATGGGCTATGCAGATAGTGGTAGAATCCTTATCAATGATATTAGTCCACAACAAGGAATGAAATGTCATGCAATTCCAGTACTCAGAGATGGTGATTGGAATAAAGTAAATTGGAGTGTCGCAGGGCTTGACAATACCTAGAAAATGTGTTAGCTTTATAGATGTCTAAACAAAAAAGGCATTAATTATGTTAAAGAAGTACATTTATCTGGCAGGACCAATTGCTGGATTAAACGAACAAGAAGCAACTGAATGGCGTAGCGGAGTACAGGAATTACTACCATATGGTATCATAGGTATTTCTCCTTTGCGATGTGAGCCTGTTAAAGAGGGTATGACATATACAGATGAAGGTGCGACAGATCCTATGTGGTCTGATGCTCGTGCCATCAATGCAAAGAACTGGCTTGATACAGAGTCATGTGATTTAGTATTGGCATATCTACCTAAAGAAATGAACGATAGGCGACCATCAATCGGAACTATTATTGAGATTGGTTGGGCAATTGGTTTGAGAAAACCTTTGATTGTCGTATCCGATGATGAACAATATATGGAACATCCTCTTATTCAACGCAACGCTTCTTGGAGACTAGATAATCTTCCCGATGCTGTAGAAGTCATTATAGGACTATTCGGAGATTATGTGAAATGAGGAACCTCCGATGGCCAAGAAAAAAACTATACATTATGTAAATAATAAAGAATTTCTGCAAGCAATTGTAGAAAGAAAAACATTAACGAAAGAAGCTGAATCTGTTGGTGAACCGCCACCCCAAATTACAAATTATTTGGGTGAGTGTATTCTAAAGATAGCAAATCATCTATCATACCGACCAAACTTTATTAACTATACCTATCGGGAAGAAATGATTTCTGATGGTATAGAAAATTGTTTGCAATATATAGATAGATTTGATCCAGCGAAATCTTCTAATCCTTTTGCTTATTTTACACAGATCATATATTATGCATTTGTTCGTAGAATAACAAAAGAAAAGAAACAACAGATGATAAAAGAAAAACTATTGAAAGAATCTAATATAGAGTCTCGTATTGCTGTTCAGGCCCACGATAATGAATCAGACTACCAACAGCAGTTTGAGGATATGCTTGATAAGTATACATTTCATCATGATTAATAAATAATGAAAGTTGCGATTATAACAGATACACACTACGGCGGTAAAAATGACCTACATTCCTTTTCAAAGTACCAACAAAGATTCTACGAAGGAACTTTTTTCCCAATACTTAAAAGGGAAGGAATTACAACGATTATTCATTTGGGGGATGTGTTTGATAGGCGTAAGTACACTAACTTTTTATCTCTTAAGCTAGCTAAAGAAATGTTCTTTGAACCCGCACGGGATTTCAAAGTTCATATGTTAGTTGGTAATCACGACTGCTATTATAAGAATAACAATGAGGTCAATTCTGTTTCATTGACTTGTGCAGAGTATGGTAATATTACAACCTATCAAGATGTTCCTCAGGTAGTAGAAATTGGTGGTAGTAATATTTTATTCATACCTTGGATTGCATCAGCACACTATGCAGAATCAGTAAATGTAATTAATACAGCTAAAGCAGATATTGCTATGGGTCACCTTGAGGTTAATGGTAATGAGATAATGCCTGGTCTTGTTTGTGACCACGGATTGGATCGTGATATCTTTAACCGATACGAGCGTGTATTCTCTGGTCACTATCATCAACAACAAGATGATGGCCATATTCGTTATCTAGGTGCTCCGTATGAAATAACATGGAACGATTATAATAGTGCAAAGGGTTTTCATATATACGACACAGACACAAGAGAGTTTGAATTTTACCAGAATCCTAATCGTCTATTCAGAAAGATATTTTATGATGACAGCCAAAATTGTGATGAGATGCTCAATATGGATTTATCAGAATATGAAAACACTTATGTAAAAATATTTGTAGTCCAGAAAACTGACTTCTATACATTTGACAGATTCATTGAAAGATGTTATAATGAAGGTAAGTTTCTTGAGTTAAAAATAGTTGAGGATTTTAGTGACCTTACACCAGATGCAATTGCGGATGGTGAATTGGAAGATATAGAAGATACATTTACATTACTAGAAAAGTATGTAGATGAAATTGATAGTAAAGCGATAGATAAAGATAAATTGAATAGATTATTAAAGTCATTATATATAGAGGCAAGTGAAGTAGAATGATTGTATTTCGTAAGATATCATATAGAAATTTTCTATCAACAGGTAATACACCATCAGAAATTTCTTTTGATACACATAACACCACTTTGATTATTGGTGATAATGGTTCAGGCAAGTCTACGGTTCTGGATGCATTGACGTTTGGTTTATTTGGTAAGCCTTTTCGTAATATTAAAAAAGATCAGTTGGTAAATACTGTTAATGAAAGAGATTGTAAAGTTGAGGTTCATTTTGATATAGGTCAAAGACACTATCATATCATTAGATGTATTAAACCTAACAGATTTGAAATTTATGTTAATGGTAAGATGTTAAATCAAGATGCTAGTATTCGTGACTATCAAAAACATTTAGAGACTAGTATTCTTAAACTAAACTATCGTTCATTTACTCAGGTGGTTATACTCGGCTCATCATCTTTTATTCCGTTTATGCAATTAACACCAGCACATAGGCGTGAGGTGGTAGAAGAAATTTTAGACATTAAGATATTTTCTATGATGAATGCTATACTCAAATATAAGATGAAGGAAATGAAAGAGAAAGAGATTGACATAGCTCATCAATTTAATCTCACAGAAACCAAAATTACTATGGCTGAGGAACATATAAATCAGTCAAAGGAAAAAAGTAAAATATCCAAGACGGCCTTAGAAAGTAAGATAGAAAAGAATAAGAAAGATATAGAGGAATTAAATACCCAAGCATTAAGTTTGATGGCTGAAGTTGTAGATTGGAGAGATAATGTTTTACCAAAGGAACAATCTTTTAAAAAAGAACAATCAGACTTTATAGGTGTTCGGGTAAAGTTAAAAGATAACTCTAAACGAATGGAAAAGGAAATTGAATTTTTTAATAACAATGCTGAATGTCCTACTTGCGACCAACCTATAGATGATGATTTTAGAAAGTATGCAGTAGGAAATAGAACAGATAAGATGGTGACGAATACTAATGCATTGGTTAGTATGGATGCACAAATATCTGAAATGGATGCTAGAGAAGGTTTATATAATAATATAACAATAGACACCAGAGAGAAGGAAGTTGAAGCTGCAAAGAAAACAACCTCAGCAAATTCTATTTTATCGTTTAACGAACAACTGACAGATCAGATAAATGATTTGTTAAGTGTAGATGCAAATTTGGTTGAGGAGAAAACCAAATTAAAACTATATAAAGATGAACTGGAGACTATTCAAAAGCAAAAGAATAAATTAACAGAAGATAATAACTATCTGACACTCGCTAAACAATTACTTAATGACTCTGGTATAAAGACAAAGGTTGTTAAACGATACCTACCAGTGATGAATAAATTGATTAATAGTTATTTGTCAGCATTAGAGTTTCAAGTTAAGTTTGAGCTTGATGAGCAGTTTAATGAAACAATTAAATCTCGCTATCGTGATGTGTTTGGTTATGATAACTTTAGTGAAGGTGAGAAGATGAGAATAGATTTGGCGTTACTCTTTACATGGAGACAGATCGCTAAGATGAAGAACAGCACCAATACCAATCTATTAATACTTGATGAGATATTTGATAGTAGTTTAGATTACAATGGTACTGATGAGTTTTTAAAAATATTAAGTACTTTGAGTAATGAGAATGTTTTTATAATTTCGCACAAGTCAGATTTGTCTGTAGATAAGTTTGATAATTTAATTAGGTTTGAGAAGATACAAAATTTTTCGAGGATGACAACATAATGAAACTAGTGGCAGAAAATAATCGTATATTATTACAGAAATGTATTCCTTTTGATTTTGAGAATCCTGTTATGGATCCTTATGAATTGTCTGATGGGTTACAGAAAATTAGACGAGAAGGTGGTGGTATTGGTTTAGCAGCTCCACAAGTAGGAATAGATACTCAAGCGCTTGTTATAGGTATGGGTAATTTTGAGACTAAAGAAGCTCAAGAGTTTGAACAGATATTTTTTAATCCAGTTATAACATCTTTTGGTGAAGAAACTGAATTGGTGATTGAAGGTTGTTTGAGCTTTCCTGATATGTTTATTAAAATCAAACGACCTAAAGATATTGTTTTAGAGTGGTACACAGAAGAAGGTACATGGGCTACACAAAATTTTGGTGAGATGACTTCTAGAATCTTACAACATGAAATAGATCATTTAAATGGTATTACATTTCTGACTAAAGCTCATAGACACCATTTACTTAAAGCAAAGAAAGATAGAAAATTAACAGAGAGAAGGAGAAAGAGAATTGAAAAAGAATAGTGTATTGCATTTGGTGGCTATTTTAATTGCTAAAATATTACCAGTAAAAAAACCTGCCTTTCATAAGATGGAAGATTCTGATTTCATAACCATACTGAGTTGGCTTGAAGATTGGGAACCGGAGAAAGTATATAAGACGGCATATAAAGAATCAAATTTAGATAGTTATTATACTTGGGATGAATGGGCAGCTGATATTAGGCCTCTTCCCGCACCTGTTCGTGTAGAAATGCAACGAGCTTTAAAAATGCATGAAGATTCGGGTAATCTAGAAGCATTAAGAACCTATGCGTTTGTGTATGAAGTCTTAATACAGAGATGGTTTCCTAGATTATTGTGGGGTGCATTTTTTATTCTAATACTATTGACTTTTCTACAATAGTGTATTTTTTATTCTAATTCTATTGACTTTTCTAGAATAGTATGTTATTATATATAAATAGTAATGAGATTGCCTTCGGGGATCTCAAGGAGGATACCAAAATGGTAACAACTAGAGCAATCGCAAATATATTTGATCATTTCGATCATAATCTTTTAACCCCCTATGCTGTTGGCTTTGACCGTATGTTTGATCGGTTACATGACCACTATGCATTACATCAGACTAACACAGGATTCCCACCTTACAACATTCGTAAAGAAGGTGATTCTAATTTTGTTATAGAATTGGCACTTGCCGGTTTATCTCAAGATGACTTGGAAGTTGAAATCGCTGGAAACAGGAAGAAGATGGAGAAGTTATACATCGGGGTATTTCATATCGTAAGTTCAGCCGTAGTTGGACTCTTGCCGATGATGTAGTTGTGAATGATGCTAAGATGGCTAACGGTATGCTTACCGTACATCTAGAACGTGTCATTCCCGATGAAAAGAAACCACGCTTAATTAAAATTAAGTAAATATCAGTGTGGGGTGGCAGACATACGTCCCAGGGTCCACCACCAATAACCTGTAGGCGACTGAGTTTGTCCACCCCACATTTTCTATTGACATTTGTTTATAATTATGAGATAATAAGTATATGGCAAAAATAAATTATGCATTTAGTGAAGATAAAGTCATCCGTGATCTACAAAAATATGTAGATGATACTTATGACCAGCATTATGCTCAACGCAAGTACCAGTCTACACAGTTGATAGAAGATTGTGGTCATGGTGAAGGCTTTTGTATGGGTAATATCTTAAAGTATGCCCAACGATATGGTCATAAGGGTGGTAAAAATCGTG